ATGCGGGCAGAATTTATCATCAAGTCTTTTTTCTCGCGTACAGGTACTAGCTCAAATTTGGGAGCACTTACATCTGTAGGGTAGGGAGTGATATTTTTATTAAAGAAGGGTACAAGGGTACCTCCTACATTAATATCAAAGCTAGTTCTACCTTTAGCTAAATTACTAGGGTTTTTAGTGTCATCGTGCATTGACAATTATATCACAACTACTTTAAGGATTTTTAGCTTCTAATTGGGCTACCCGACGGCGTAATTCTTGCAGTTCTGCAACCATGTTGGCGATGATCTCAGATGACGATGCGTTCATCATTTGATGAACAGGATTCCCGTCTTTGTCTACCGCATCTTTTTCCCCATACACGCTATTTGGGGTTACTTCAGCAGCTTCGTGAGCAATAAATCCTGCGTCAGTCACACCACTACTATTCCAAATCCATGACGATGGTTTTAACTTATCAATAAATGCGCCGCTTGTAGTCAATGGTGTAATAGTATTTTTAAGCCTGTAATCAGACGACGCAACTAGTTGCGTTTGATTGCTTGGATTAGTTACAATAAGTCCGGCGGTAGTGTTATTTCTGTAAAAATATATTTGATTTGTTGAGTTGCTTCCGGCGCCAAAAGTATTAATATATAAGCTTCCTCCGGTAGCGTATTCAGTTTCTAAAGAAATGTATCCTAATGTATTAAATGTTGTGCCTTTTGTTCCGCTATTAGTTGATGAAAAACTTGTTCTGCCAACTAAAAAGTTTAGTCCAGTATCAATTCTAGCCGCTTCCGAAGAACCCATACCAAATGCCAGTGGCAATAAAGTTGCTGTACCCGTAGTAGCTGAGTAAAGCCGTGTTACAGTAGAGTTAGCACCCATAACGACATAAGCTGAATTAGCTATATTGGAAAGGTTGAAAGTATTTAAGCTTGAACCACCTGCGGCGGTACCGTTGGGCAGAATAGGAATATCAGTTGCGGTATTTGCCGTGCTGCTTTGGAACACTGTTCTACTTGCTAATGTACCGTTACTAAAGTCACCAAAAATTCGCTGACCAGTACCTGAGAAAGTAGTATTACCAGTTACATTTAGCGTACCACCTATATTAGCGTTACCGGTTGAGCTTAGTGTACCAGCGATATTAGCACCAGTTCCAGTAACTACTACAATATTAGCATTACCTGCTGAACTGATGGTGACATTGCCATTGGCTGCAGGAATATTTACATTACTATTACCATTGACAATAGTAGTTCCTCCACTTACTGACACGCCGGTCAATAAGCTACCGTTACCTATAATATAATTACCAGTTATGTTACCAGTCGCACTTATGTTACCGGTAGTGTTTATGTTACCGGTGGCGGCTATTAAGCTTGGTGCGATGTTACCGGTAAATCTTGGTGTGCTGTTTGCACCAGTCAAATAATCAAATACATTACCATTAGTATATGTTCCATTGAATGGTGCACCATTAGAGTAATAATAGCCGTCAGTTCTAATACCAGTAGTATATACATTACCGTTAGCTACTACTAGCGAATTACCTGACAGGCCACCAGTTATTGTCCAAGTACCATTCATTGTTCCTGTAGTAGTATTTGCACCAGTAGTGATTACTTGAGTAGTTAGCGTACCAATATTAGCTGTTATTGTACTTGAACTTGCGATATTTGCATTAGCTGTAACGCTAATGTTAGTAAATGCGCCATTTGCTGCCTGAACAGAATTAACCGCTATTACATTATTAGCGTTTAGGTTTCCATTAACATTAACCGTACCAAATGTTGTAGTAGTGTTTCCACCTGCTACTGCTATAGGCACCCAATCAGCAGCGTTAGTTGTTCCATCTGCGGGGCATACATATAATAGATTGGCATTAGTGTTATACCATAATTGGCCCTGCAGCGGGTTAGCGGGAGGAGTAGCTTTGGCAAAATTTTCAGTTACATGAACAAAGTTAGTATCTAGAGTTTGTCCATATCCTGCATAGTTTCTACCGGGCAATCCTAAAGTAGTGCTAGTAGTGTTAATGGTCCCGTCAGGAATAGTTGTTAATAACTGCCCATTACTTTTTAAAATTCTATATGCCATTTAAATAACTCCGATAATATATTTACATTAAATTTATACTTGACTAGTTAGCGCCTGAATCCTAACTGTGTAATCTATTTGAATCTGCCTGTTTAAGCTTTTTTGTACTGGGTGAAATATTACATGAGTTAGCAATCTTGTAGCTTCGCCAGGATTAAGTGGACTATAATTAGCTAGTAATCCCAACTCATCAAAAATGTAGCTAGAATCTGTTTGTGTACTATTATCAAACGCAGCCTGTCCTGCAGGTTCACCATAATCTAATAAACATTGAACTAAAATATCAGTATATACTTTACCTGATGTATGTAGAACAGACATTTTGTTTCTAGTTGGGTCTAGATTAAATGCACTGGTATCATCTACTACTTTAGCGTAGGTTTGATTGTACAGAGCCGCATTTAGTCCTGTTACATTAGGAGGTAGATAGGTAATAACGCCGGTGTCTGAAACTGATGCACCACCGTTACCAAAAGCCATTTGATATATTTCCCCATATCCTCTACTACTTAGTGTATCGGCTATGGCTACTGACATATTTTCATAGTTTATAGCATTCTTTTTATCTACAAAAATTTCACCATTATTAGGATCGTATATTTTGAGAAAACCTTCAATTTTGTATGATAAAGTTATTACTGACATTAGTTATCGCCCCTGATTTGAACCAATATTTCTTTTGTGTTTGGGTCTGTAATTTTTACAGACGAAGAAAAGTAAAAACCACCAATCTCATTTGGACGAGTATTTGGTTCTGTTTGCTCTTCTTTCGCTTGGTCACCATTGTTCTGATTAGTATTCATATATTTATTTATCTTTTAAGGGATGTCACCTTTTAAGAAATTTGCCGCTGTTGTGTCTGCTATCTGTAGAGGATCACCGATAACAGTGTTATAGATGCCAGGAATAGGATTCCAAGTTACACTATACTCTGCTTCAGGTAATAAGTTAGCCGCTAATAATCCATAAACTTCAGAATATGTAGGAGTTATTGGCTGTATGCCAGTACCATTGATTCCTCGTTGTAGCTTACCAACTGAATTAGCTCCATAATTAACTTCACTAAATGAGATATATTCACCATTGATAAACAGCAGCTTGCCCATTGTTATAGTAATAACTAAATTATTACCTTCGCTAACAAATATAGTACCCGAAATAGGTTCAGTAGGTATAATCTTAAGTACAGGAGCAGTTGCTATGATTACCACCTCATAGACTCCAAATAGATACTCTCCCGATGTTTCATTGTACAGAACTACTTGACAAATTGTATTTCTATCAGCATTCAATGGAATATACATTGCTCCATCAATTGGAGCGGGAGCTACCGCATTTTGTACAACAGTATCGGTAACTCTGCTTACATCACTCATGAATATATAAGTATCATTTTTAAGCAATGGTTCAGTTAGCCAAGTGCGTGTATTTGAGTTTGCTCGGAACACTGAGGGTATACTATCTTTATTAACATTTTGTAGATAAACTAGTTCATTTGGAGTAGCTGTAGGAATCATATTAGTGATAATCACTGAATCAGTAGCAGCCATTTGAACTAAAATGCTTAAGTTATTATTTGGGTTCAAGCGCAGTGACGTTGAAGGTACACGATAACCGTTAACAGTTACCCATAATCTATCCACATTTAACTGTTCCCATTGGGTAACATTCATGCTACCTGCGTCAGTTGTTAATATAACTTCGGCCCCTGATCTTGTCTCAGACACCTTAAACTTAGTTGTATTGGGAATTGACCTTATATAATATTCTGTACCTATTACCAAGCCACCCAGAGTAGTTTCACCCGCTTTTTTGCCCTGTTCAGTGAAAAATACAGGCGTATCAACTATTAGCCCAGTAGTGTCGGGAACAATAATAGTATTATCTACGCTTGAAGTTCCTGTAGCTACAACATCAGTCAGAGTAAACATACCATCTAACCAAGTAAATCCACCACCGATATAAGTACCTGATTGTGTTACTGGGTAATTTGTAGCGTCGATAGCAGGATCATATGGTTCAGTGTATAAATCAAACTGAGTAGGACTGATTACATGAACATAATATGCGTTATTGTTTAGCTGTACTGAACCACTAGTTGAATCAATTACAACCAAATCATTTGTAACAAATTCATTATCTAATTGTGTAGTTACACGAACAGCAGGTTGTCCACCAACTGAACCTAGCATAATACCTGATGCTGTACCTGGATTGAAAGCACTACCTCCCTGTGTTTGGGATATAGTAAACTCAGTTGGGCTATCAATAGTAAGAACAAAATACACTGTACCATCAGTTAGAATATTACCAAAAGCGGTACCAAAGAACTGTATGGGTTGATTAACTATAAAATTACTAGTTGAAGCGCAAGTAATCAAGTTGCCCACTGCGGTAGAAGAATAGACTGGGGTATTAGCTAGTGGCACAGTGATAGCATTACTGATACCAACGATTGAAGAAATGATATTGCCAGTAATATCATACTGCGTGCTAAAATACTGACGATCAGTTAGATTGTATGTAGTAACTGCTATATTAGCGCCAAGTAGGGGCGCAGTATTAAAGATAATAGTAGATAATTCAGCATTAATTATATAATCGGTATTCGATAAACGTAATCCATCGATTTCAACAATAGCATTATTTGGATTATCTCCACTAGCATAGTTGAATAATGAGAATGTTGCCAAAGCACCTGTACCTGTATAAGTTTGTGTTTCAGGTAGTGTGTATCCATACTGTTGTGGTACAGTTTGTCCAAATACTGCAAATGATACATAATCATCTGCTGTGGTATAGATAACTGGGAATACAATTTTAGCTGATATTCCTGGACGAGCAGCACCAACTTCACTGCCAGCTACTGCAATTGCATAGTCTGCTGTTACGCAGAATGCAGCACCAAAAGCATCTGTTAGTGTGAGTATAGGTCCACCTAATGTTTCTGAAATAGTAAAATCGTTATCATCTACAATAGTAGCGATATAGTACACGGTGTTTGGTTGTATAACGTCACCAAACATTGTTGCACTAAAAGTAACTTTATCATTTACGTCAAAGTGATTGGTAGAGGTACAAACTATTGAATTTGTGCTGCTCTTAGTTTGCGTGACAAAGCTTTGCTCTCCCAGTGTTAATCTTGTACCATTATGCACAACGATTGGATCTGTCCAAACTAATCCATTATCAGCTTGGGTAATTACTTCCATGCTACCTGTAGCTGACGTTAGAGTTAGGGTAGGACCTGCTATACCACCAACTTGTGTATCAGAAATTGTTATTCTGTCTGTAATTGCGCTTGCAGTTTTAATATAATATGTAGTGTCTAGCGCAACACCACCAAACACCGCACCTTGGAAAGTAATCGGTGCATTAAGAGTAAATGCTGATACTGAAACGCATAGTATAGTATTATCTGTTGCACTGGTTTCAATCGCTTCTACTTCTTTAGGTTCAGTGCCAGGCATAATTAATCCTGATCCATTTGTGATAGAAGCAGAATAATGGCAGTCTAAATAAATTTCACTAAACTGAGTAGTTTCATTTAAAAAGTATGGATCAGTTTGTGAATTTGAACGAACCAATTGATCCCCATTACCTACTTCATATACATCAATTCTAAGTATGTGGTTCGCTGCTAGTGGAGCAGATATTGTCACTACTTTATTAATCCAATCCACCGTATAATCATAAAGTCTTACGCTTAGTTTTGTTGTAGTATCAATATCAAATACTGATATTTGTATTGGGTTTATTACAACATCAGCAAATGAATATAGGACCTGATCAGGCTGTGCTGGAGTAATCTCAGTAGAAACTGAATTATAGCCCACATTCTGATAAACAGTAGATTCCCAATTACTACCAGGGCGAGTTTTTACAATCATTGTTAGATTGTCAGTTACTATGCCTGGTACTAATTCTTCAGGGCCATAACCAGCCGTAAATTCATCACCCTGTACTGTGTATATATTGTCATTGACTTGGGTAAAGGTGTTATCTAATAATAGTGTATCATATGGATACTCATCTGCTGGAGCAAACGCATTATCTAAGTAAGTATTATTTGGATAAACAATATTAGCTACTAACTGTGTAAGGTCTAGACCAGGCATATTAATAGTAGGTTGATAGTAGCCCACTATTCTGTCAAGTGCGTTTAATTGTCTATCCCCACTGTCCATTAATTGCCATTTACGGAAAACAAAATCATCATCGTTATTACTTACTACACACTGATATACTTTGTTATTGTAGATAACTATACTTTGAGTAGCATAGAATGGGTCAGGCAATAAGCTAACATCGCCCACTGTAGCCATTATACAATCGCCTGTCTCATCTGCGGTAATATCAAATACTGTACCATTGGGGAATGTTGAAATAGTTACTGTAGTTGGTGATGGTTTTGACTTAATATAGTAAGTTTCTCCCAATACCATTCCACCAAATACATCACCAGTGAATACAACAGGGTCATTAATAGCAAAACTCACTGAACTGGTTACAGTAAGTTCATTGGTTGCAGCAGTTACCCCAGTAACTGTAGTTTGAGTGATTCCATTAAATGGGAATTGTGATTCAGGCACTGGAATAGATAATGATGAGTTGTAGTAAAGTTCACATTCATTTTCTGATATGACTTTTAAGTAATAATTTGCATTTATTCCAGCTGGTGCACCGGTACTAATGACTGTAACAACTTCACCAATTGATGATATTTCATATACTGTCATTGTTAAATCATTTGTACCTGATTCTCCACCTAATTGAGCACCATCAACCGTAATGGTATTGTTTACTGCATAACCTGTGCCTGGAGTTGCTACTTGTACGAAATATCCGCCTGCAGTGTAACCAACATTGAATGTTGGGGCTGATAGTGGATACTGAATTAGAGTTACAAAAGCAATATCATAGGATAAAGAAACTTGGGAACCTACTCCATCTTTTACAGTGATATACTGTTCACCAGTTAGCTGCATACTACCACTGGCAGTAGATAAATTAACTTCAGTGCCACCTATTTCATTAGAAATAGTAAATGTGTTTCCATCGACTATAGATAGTACAAAGTAGGTAAGATTAGGAACTACTCCACCAAATACTGTACCTGAGAATTTTATTGCCATACCTTCATAAAATCCTGCTGTAGTACAAGTTAATTCATTAGTAGAAATAGTAGTATTAGTTACGATAGTGTTTAATGTATCTGTGCTTCTAACATAATATGTAGTACCTGTCAACAATCCACCAATTGTAGTTTGCACTCTAAACGGCATGTTTACATACACATCCGATATTCCACCAGTACTGATAGCTAAATATAAACCATTATTAGTACTTACCGCTGCCGTGATAGTTCTTGTTAGTAAGTCACTTGTTATGCCACTAACACCAGTATATGCGTTTGATGTTGGGTAGAATGCAAATCGTTGCCCATTGATTTGACCAGGGCTGATTGGTAGACCAGCTACTAAAGTCATTTCACCAATTGCAGTACTTAATTGTACATTTTCATTTTGATTAGTTATTGTGCCATCAGTATCTGTTGCTGCCGCCACTGTAGTAAGGGTTAACGCTGCACCATTAAATTGAGTAGAAATTTGAATTTGGGTGCCATTAATTATTGACTGTACATAGTAAACTATGCCTGCTTGAATATTTCCAAAGTCTGTAACTCTAGTACCTGCAATTTGCATATTAGTAAAGATTATAGGATCATTCACAGTAAATCCATTTACGCTTTCTACAGTCACATAATTTGTTCCAGCAGTAGTTGCACTTAAAGTTGTCTCAGTGGGAGTACTGGTATAAGACATTGTAAAATTCTCTGCGTCAATAACAGTAGTAACATAAAACTCTTGATTAGCAATTACATCGCCAAATACAGTTGATGCTACACCTGTTCCAGTACCCACAGATGTTGCAGTAAATTGAACACCTATCTCATTAGCCGATGCTCCGCATAATGTAAAATCAGTAGTACCTACCTTAACTATAGTGTATCCTTGACCTATTACAAAGCTACCAGCTTGTACATTCCTTCCTGTAAAGTATATTGGTAATCCTGTGTAGAATCCTTGAGTTCCGCCTAACCCAGTAGGTAATAGTGGTACGGTAACGATATTAGTTGTTTTAGTTGTAGCAGTTGTTTTTAATATGCCTGGATAAAACAATTTAATTACTGTTTGGTTTGTGAGTGTACCTGTTATTGCTAGTAGACCAGCCGATGGTGCAGACTCAGTGGTAAGAGTAATGGGCATGCCGCCGATTGTCTCAGATACTGAGAATTCAAGATTGTTATATATGTCGGTAACGTAATAAGTAACTCCAACACTTAGACCACCAAATGCCTCACCCTCAAACTTAATGGGCATATCTACATAAAATCCTAAAGTGGGGTTAAGTGAGTCGCCACCTATAGATGACATAACTGTAATGCGATCAGGGCTAGTAGTTGCAAACACTGTGCGTGTGCGTGATGACCAAGTATAAGTTTCTACATTTCTAACTTCTAGTATTTCAAAAGTTTGTCCTTGGGCACTGGCCAATATCTCAGATATTGGTGGGTTAGTAGATTGTAATAGTAGAGATGAGCTAGCTAACTTAGTAAGACTTAAATCCCCAGTATACTTCGAACCATAGAATTGACCAGGTTGCCATGTTTGTAGTGAAGAGTTATAAGAAGTTCTATCAAATCTAAGAGTAGTTATATTTTCACGAACAGGTTGTGATGTTGTAGTGCAACTTGCTACCGCAGTTAATGCTAATATATTATTGTCACCTGTTCCCTGAGTATACAGATTAACTCTATTATGATCTTGAATAGCATCAACATAATTAGTATAAAGTGCGATTACATTTGATGGGGTAGTTTGTAGTAAATTTACATAGTAGTAAGCACCCACTTGAAGTCCGCTAACAGGTTCAGTATCAGCACCTACATCATATCTTACTAAATCACCCGTTACTAATCCAGTAGTGGTAAGCGCAATATAGTTTAGATGAATGTCTACCCCTGTGCTAGCAAAGTTCTCTGTAAGGGCTGGTTCGATTATAATTTCGGGTAAAACTGCATATCCTGAGCCTGGATTTACTACCTGAACGCCTATGACTTTATCTACTGCCATAATAGGAGCAAGTATAGCAGCAACTCTTGGTGCAGGATAGATACTAATATCTATATATGCAGTAATCCTAGGAGGTACTGCGTAGCCTCTTCCGCTATTTATAACTAATACAGGAGGTAAATCAATGTAAATTTGTTCTCCATATATATGATTTTGAACTAGAGTACCTTTAACCCCGCGTGTCAATCCAGTTAGTATATTGTATGCAGTATCAATACCAGTGTAACCAATCAATTCAGTACCTATTAATACTGTGCCAGTTACTGGGAAACCAGACACATTATTTACATATAAATTATCACTTACTAAATTAAGGTATGATGCTACAGTAGTCATTGGATACTTATAAACAGTAGCTAGACTTAATCCATAATTGTTATACCATTTTGTATAGTCTGGTGATTGCCATATAGGATCAGTTGATAAAAATTCATTAATAGCGTCTGCACCACTATAAACTAACATTGGTGTAATAAACTGATCGTAGTTTGTAGAATACTTTGCAGGCAAATCAAAATCAGTTATATCGCTATTGTACAGGTCTGTGCGAGTATAGTTAAAGATAAAGTCTTTTATTACTACATGATATGGTTTGGCTTCATTTATGTACCCTGATAAAAATACTTGATTATCAGACCTAAATACTCGCAATGGTAATAGTTCGCGTATAGTATGCGCTACATCTATGAATGAAGTTTTATTCAACCATGGCATATAATTCTGCGATTCAACTGTTTCGCTTTGGATATATTCAAACAGTAATATTAGACTTTTATTTCTAAAGATTAGCAGTTCATTAGTATAAATTTCTTCATTCAATGATCTAATAATATTTCTAGTTTCTGTCGATGGGTAATAGTCATATGGCTGGGTATCAAAGAAACTATCACCAAATCCTATTCTTGCAGTAGCATAATCCCATAGTGAACTATCAAATTTAATAGTACCATTTTGTAAACCTATTCTTACCCAGTACCCTGCAGTGTTGCCAACAGGAGCTACATATCTATATGTTTCTTGACTGCCGGCGCCGTTTTCAGCCACAGTCACTATTAATCCATTTTGAGGATTGCCAATAGTACTTAGATCACTATATAGAGGAACTAGTAATGATGATTTAGTATTATTGTTATAACCAGTTGCCCACCAATTAATTGGGGTCCAGTAATCAGTTGTATCATAGAATGGTAGTATGGGGCCTGTCCAGGGGTTAGAACTGTAATATGGGCTTACTGGGTCTGTATTATATACAGGATCAGTAGACTTGTTAACTTCACCTACTTTATATAAGAATGAAAGATTTCCATTTCTTATCTCTAAGATAGGGAATTGTGCAAGTACTGTGTTTGCGTATTCAAGATAATTCTGTAGCGCCTTAAATCTATTATAAAAGAAGCTTTGGCGTGGGCGGGAAAGAATACCACTTTGTACTGGCTTTGGTAAGAATGGATCAGGAACTATTCCGCCAGCAGTATCTACACCTGATAAACTGTCTATCATTTTTAGGTATAGCGATTCAGGTTCTATGGCACTACCTACGCCTGGCAATCCTGGTAAAAAGTCGTCAGCATAATCAACTTTTATTAAATTATATGAGCTATGTGAAACATCATCATTTCTACTTGTGGCAAAGCCAATATGTAGAACTGAGTCATTTGCATTTATATAATCTCCACTGTTATACAATCCAAATATATTTGGTTGTATGGGAGCCATATAAGCGATACCAGTTGCTGTTGGTAGCCCAATGTAAGATTCGCATACGGTATCGGATAGTGTTTTACCTGTCTTAGTAAAAATTATGTTGGTATTTCTAACCCAATAGTAATATACAGGAACTAGAGCACCAGTTGAGTTAGTAGTGTATTCAATACTATAAGATGTTATATCATAAGGAGTACCTGGACCACTGTAGTTAACTGGTAGTTGATCACTGGTAATCCAACTTAGTACCTGTACATTACTGCCAGGGAATACTCTACCCCACCACTTGCTGTTATAAGTAACAGAATCGTTTTGATGATAGTTAACAAATCTAGTAGTAGAAGTGTTATACCATAACTGTCCTAATTGTCGTTCGCCCCATACGATAGCACCCTGATTGTTAGCAGTAGATGAATTATAAACTGCCGGGTCAGCATTAGACACTACATCTAAGTTTTCTCTTACTACACCCAATATCTTGCCCTGTAGTGGGTCGATGTAGTCAAGATTTTCAAGCGTATTATTAGTAATGGCGCTGTATAGCTGTACATTCTGTATAGCGCCGGTATCTACTACTGGAGCAGAGTAACGATACGTTGCCCAGTTCTGTACACCAATGCTGTTATCATAAACAACAACTTGGCCATTAGTAGTGCCGGGTTTAAATCCTGGAGTACCTACGATAACATTATTACTATTAAAGTCTAATGCAGTACCATAGTATGGTTGTGCGCCGTAATTTTCATTTCTTGCATTTACACTTTGAGCGTAAACGAATTTACCTACATTGTGTAAATTCTCATTATACACACTTAAGTAGTCATACATGTATACAGCGCCAGCATTTATAAATCTGTCTACCCACTGAGTGGTATTATTATCAAACAGTGTATCGTTGTCAAAATTCTCATCATCTGTCATGTCAAACGTAGTGTGAGCATATCTTGCTGCAACTGGTGCGCTAACTACAAATGAACCTAGTTCATTGAATTTAACTACTGTGCCAAACTGTGTTCTACTTTGTTGGTGTGGGTCATTAATTGTTTGTGTTTGAGTATAAACATCTATACCCAATTGATCTAATATGTTAGTCTGTAGTACTTGTAGATTTAGTTTATCGTTTATTAAAGCTAGTTTAACATTTGCTAATCTAATGGTTAAGATATTATCTGCTGAAGAAGCTATAACATTTGTAATTTTTGCTGCGTTAATTGCACTAGCAGTAGATGCTGCATTACCTGCAGGTATTGTTACTTGATATCCATTAATCAGTATAGTGGTAGCCGCATATACATAACATTCTTTGCTACCAACTATATAACCATATGCGCCACCTGATGTAGTGTATCTATACACTGCACCCTCTTGATTGTTTTCATTTACTTCAAAAGGAGCGCCTACTAATATTTCTGTACCATAGTTATTAGTATCTACACTATAACCAAATTGAACACCTATTTTTGGTTCGTTTTGTGTAGTCAGTTCTTGCATTAATACAAACTGATTACCGCTTACTATTATGATGTCGCCGGTGTTCAGTGGTTTAGTAATAGAAATAACATTACCAATAAGCGTGTATTCATCAGCTTCCAATGCAGTACCATTAACTGTAACTGATACAGTGGTTGGAGTAAATGCTAGTGTAAATGATGGTGCTTGATCAAATTGAAATTCAAATGCCTGTGTTAATCGGTTGAATACATAAGTGTATCCCCAATTATCTGTAGTAGCGTTATAATTTTCACCAGGAGCACCTACTACTAAAGTATTACCATAGTAATTAGTTGATAGTGAATACCCAAACCTGTCACCTGTCTCTGACGTAGACAAGGCTATAGTGGCTGCGTGATCATATTCATTGGTAGTAGCATTGAACTTGTATGCATACACTATGTTTTGCTCGTACCCACCAATGTATAGCCACTGTTGATCACCTGACACTGTGATAGCATTTCCCCAATTCGTAATACCAATGGGTGCAGTAATTGTTTGAATTAATTGTAATTCGTTGTACAATTCATTTATTACTAAGTTATAAACGCTGACTTTTCTATCGTTAGTTGTTGCTCCAGTAGGCTGAGATATCGAAAATATAGAACCAGCGTAACCAATAGTAGTACCAAATGTCGTGTTTAGCAATCCGGCGGTACCGGAGCCAGTACCTGCATTTGCACAAGTAAATCTTGAACCTACTACATATGATACCCCACTAGTTCCTGCAATAAGATTCCATTCTGTATTAGTTGTAGTTCCCAATGTAACTATACGGTAGTCGTTACCAATCACAAATGATCCTGCGGTAATAATTGATGAGAATAGTGTTTGAGTTAAGTCATATCTAGCAAATACTGAATTGTATACATATCTATACACTTCACCTAAACTAGCATCACTAATTAAATAACCTAAATTATTTGTATAAGCTACTGCACTACCAAATGCAACCGAGTTAGCTTTAGTAATCTCTGATTTTCCTACAGTGTATTGGTAATTTAAACTCTTACGATATACTGCCCAAGATCCGTCATTGTTTTCATCTACCCAAACTTTTGTTTTGATAAATTCATTATCGTTTACAGGAAATGATACAATATCGCTAGGTTTTCCTACACGCTGACTAGTAAATGCCACTCCAATACCTGTGCCTGTGATGTTTAGCGTAGCTGAACTAAGCGATAGCGTTACAGTTACTCTAGTAGGATCTAGCACTGAAGTTACAATATAATAGCCATCTATATTTGTGTTAAAGTTAATGATGGCAAATGGTTGATATTTAACTAAGTTATGTGGTGCGTTAAACTGTACAGTAATTGTGTTATTTAAATTGTTGACTACATTAATAACTTGACCAATTGACTGTGGGGTGAATACTTGCCATGTACCCTTAAAGTCTGCTACCCATAGATATTCTCCTACATACAATCGTGATAGCGGAACTACTGCGTTGTTTAGGCCTGAATAAAAATATGAATATGTTTTTACGTCATTGAAATTTGGGTACCCAGCACTTGGGAACAGTTTGTCAGGAGTATCAGTTGGTAATGTAGCTAGTACATTTGGATCAGTAATTGGTCTACCATAGTTGAACACTGAGTATAGTGGAACTTCTTGCTGCACACCTGTAGTAAATACGCCAGTAGTTAGACCAACAATGCTAGGATTACCTGTAAGTTCATTTTGGTTGAGTCTAAAGTCTATGAAATTATTATTAAGTACGCCACCGAATTCACCACTCTTAATTGCCCAATTTTCATATACATCATAGTTGATGTCGCCTTGGGCCAGTTTCGCGCCCTTAAAAGTATTGACAGCAGTTCTAGTACCCTTTTCTTTTATAAGATTTTTATAAACATTAATCTGTGTAATATCAGTTAGATCAGCAACTGCTAAGTAGTCTCTTGGTCTGTAACCAATTAAAGAGAAACTTAGCAAGTCTGCGTCTTGTTCTAAATTAGCATAGTTTGTATCATAATACAGTGTGCTTTCATAAGACCTAGTACTTGAGTTAGGTAGCAGACCTTTTTGTATTTCATTGTAGTCTGTACGTTTCCAAAATTGTTCTTGGAAAGTTTCTGATGCTTGCAACTTGACTAGGGCTACCCAATACTTATTTTTAAACTTGACGATTTCACCTGTGGTATACTTAGTTTCTTTACTCCATTCTTTGATGTTATCTTGGTTGAGTATGAATCCCTGTGCATCCAATGTACCGTTCCATTCAGCACTCTTAGTGCCTCGTAAAAATATACGATTCTGTCTTAAGCCAGTAATAAGATTGTAAATGATATCATTGAACAGTGTTACATTATCAAATACGATACCATGCTCAATGGCACTCATATTAAACTGACCATATGCTACAGTATCACCCTGATTAAGTGTTTGAGCAGTGAACAGTGTGCCATCTCTAACTACCGATAAATCGATTGATTGAATTGGATATAGATTTTGATTCAGAACAAAGTTTTGTCGCTGTAGAGTTAGAGGTTGTACGATTGCGCTTTCTTGATTGATTGAGATAAGATTAGCCGCAGGGTTTATATTAACGATACTGCCTACTTGCCAACCAGCCTGAGCCCAATACAAGAATTCAGCTATCATTTGACTCCAGCTAACTTGAAGTCCAGATTCAATTTGGTCAAATAGTACGCCTTGACCAGATAGATATGCACCATAACTAGCTAAAAATTGACTTACATCTTGTGCATTATAAAATTCTGTACCATATGGAATTATAACTTCACGATCAAGTTGATAGTTGTTGGCGGCTTGTACTGATAAATTTTCAACAGATATGGTATCATATCTACCATCTATCTTTGGAGGGTTAATTGTAAAATACGCACGAGACTGTGAATTACCAAATACTTTCCAACCATTTAATGTTTTTTGTATAACGACACTGCTATATACAATTTGTTCGAAGGGTTGATTATCGTAAAGTAGTACCGCATAGCTCTCATCAGGTATCATTAATGATGCGTTTCTACTATTAGGTGTACCCTTTTCAACAAAGAATCTTAGCAGAGTTTTATCACTGAATCCAGCCAATCTATACACCAATCTTACATCTAAATTATCAAGTAGTGTAGTGATGTTAGTAGTGGCATCAATACCCACTTGTTTTTCATAGTCTACAATCCAGTTAATGTAACTAGTTTTTGGTGTACCTGTACCATAAATTTCTACATCAGAAATTACTAAGTGGCTTCTTTCGTTTACTAGATACTGATTGAATTCTTTGCTGTATTTGTAATTGTCAACGTCTACCCCTAGATTAAAGAAATTAGCAGGCTTAGTTAGTGCTAATATTTTCATTAAATCAAAGGGCCAACTGCTGCTTTTACGATATGAGAATTCTGTAGGACCAACATCACCTGCGCGCCAATCATTATTGAATGTGCGTTGATCATAGTTGCCTACTACTGCAACAAAAGGTGATACTAAGTTGCCTGCAGAATCTACTGGTAGTACTCTCAATAATTGTGGTCTAACAGCTTGGGGGATAACAACTGGATCACCATTATTCCAATTAATACCCGCTGCAAGATCGCCCCATAGTATTAAGTTATCACTAGTGTATGGTGCTGGACCATATCTGGCAGTCCACCAAGTAGGTTGATTAGCAAAGCCCAACATTTCCCATGGTGCAGTGTCTGGACTAGCTGTATCGTAAAAGTATTGATATACACCACGCCAGTTACCAACTGGGATTTGGTCTCGATTGATCTTATTACCAGATTGATTATAGTTATAAGTAAATTGGTCACCATTAACATAAACCTGAGGTTTATATTCGATTCTATTTTGACCAACCCAATTTAAAAAGTATTGTTCATATATGCTTAATACTTCTGAGAAGGAGTATTGTGATTCTCTAAAGAAGCCAGGCAAAACATCATAATCCCTGATAGGAATAGTGTTGCTTAATTTTAAGTTATTATAAACTCTAAGTTCAAATTCAAGTAGCACTTGATCTCTAAGATCAGTTAGTACTCCGTCAATATATTCACCGTATAATTTATTATATGAACCATCATGTCCTTTAATAAAATATGTAGTACGGTTTTGCAGGTTCTCTGATTTAGGAGGCTCAGGGTAGGTAACAACACCAGGAATAAACGCAGGATATAAACCTAACTTAGTAGGAGTATTTGGTACATAGCTACCATATGTTTGATTATACTGCTTGATAGTAATCAAATCGTTAGGTAATAAATCTGTTTCAATAGTTAGAGTTGGAGAAGTTGTGCTAACAGTGTAATCAACCCCTGTTAACAATTGTTTAATTATACCATTTCTAGTTAAGTAAACAAGAACACCGCTATAATTAGCAGTTTCAAAATTATATACTTGACTTAATGGATAAATGCTTACATCTAATGCGTTGGCAAATCTGTATACATTTGTTATGTATGCAGCTTTTGAAGGTATCATGTCACTCCAAAAGAATGGCCCGCTTTCTAACTTTGAAGCAGTCATTTGATCTAATGCATCATCTAGTGCATTAGCAGGGGTAGTATAAGTTTCGTATGCAGTATTATTGACCGTATCTATTAGTAAACTCTTAAAGGTAATATATTGTTGACTATTATATTGTAGCGATAAGATTAAATTATGATCAGGCTTTCTTAAGAAAGTACCAGGCAATACTAAAGATGCACTGTTTTGAATTATTTTATTGCCCCATGGCACTAAGTTACCCAAGTCTCTATAATTGTTAGACCCAAATACTTCACCCGTTGTATCAGGGTTATTGTAAAAAATACTTTGGTATTGTCCTCTGATATCACCTACATTAAGAGTAGTTATTTCTTCGTTTAGCGGATTATTATTTAAATTAATAGGTATTTGGTAAAACGCGGTAGAACTTACCTGATTGCTTAGAATAGCTATCTGATATACTGTTTCAACTAATGGCTCATCGACATCAATAATTACAGTAGTGGTAGTATCCGAAACTATACTAGTGTATTGAGTGGGTGCCAATATGTCATTATTTCTAGAAACTTGTAGATAAGGCCAAATACTTGTAAGATCGGCGGCGATATCACACTCGACTACAAAAACATTTCTAGTCGTGGTAGTATCAGGGTAAAGAGGATCAACAGTAGATTGTTGGGTTAGAAGTGTTTTGTCATAGTCTGCTGAAAATAGTTGATATTGTCTGCTAGGCGCAACTGCGGTTTGCCAACCCAATTGTCTTGCATATGTATCAATATCACTGTAGTTATATACATAACCTGTATTAACTTTTTGTGTAATTGAATTAGAACCCCTGACATAATTAAAAGTATCAGAGTTTAGTGACACATCAAAACTTATGTCTCCCACTAAGCCACCGATTGTAACATACTTAAGTGGGAATCCTAAGATTGAATCATTGGTTCCTGAACCAATTGCATATGCAAATAATTTATTTCCCTTAAAAGAAGTACCGGCATATACTTCGGGATTGCCTAAGCTTATATTATCTCCGTCAAAAATATCAAACAGTGGGGGCTGATTTACAGTTATTTTTTGTTGCGCTTCGTACCAATTTAATCCGTCAAAGTACCAACCTTTTCCTTGATTATAGTATCCTTTAAAAGCAACCGTTTGTTCATTGGGTAAAACTAAGCCATCGTCTGCTTCAGTAAGCGTAATAACCGTTTGTACATTAGGAATTATGATTGAAAATCTAGCCACATATATTTTATTTCTAACATTAATATTAGTGTCGTTTGTAAAAACAATTCTAGCGCCATCAAAGATAGCGTAGTTATCATTAGGGCTGGGGTTAGCTACAAGGGAAGCTGACCCAGTTGGGACAATAGTATCAGGATTGGGCCATTCTACGGTAATAGTCAATACTCCAGTAGTACCAGAAATTGCAGAGATTGTTGTGTTATATGGTAATACATTGGTAGAATCAGTAATATACTGACCTACTGCAAATGAGCCTGATCCTGGTAATATACTACTAGAATTAATTTGTATCGTAGTAGAAGTTGCTGAGGTCGCTGCGGCAATAATAGCGGTTTCTGCGGTGAACACTGCTACATCTGGATAATAAATTATTTGACCGGCTACTTGATTAAATGCGTCTGTAGTTCTAATATCAATAAAATCTACGGGAGCTTTTCCCACGATACCGCTATTGAATAGTCCTAAGTTAGGATAAAATTCTATGATCGGTCGTTTAGCTTTGTTAGCTTGTGTAGCATATCTATCGATGATAGTAGGATCATTATTGTATTGAGCGGTTGCGTTAATAACATCTGTATGAAACCAACGATTACTTCTTGACCATGGATTTTTATCTATACTATCTCTTGATATAGTGATGTAGTCTTGATCGATTGGTACATAAAGTTGAGCGTCATAGTTCTTTGTATCATATGGAGTTGTATCATATGGTATATATGATGCACTTTGTTTAGTAAATGATTCAGGTACAGCTAAAGCTGTAACAGGAATTAAACTAATTGCAGTCCCAACACCCTGAACATAGTATTCATTATTACTATAATTAGCAGGAGTTATATTTCCGCTAAAACTTACTTTTAATCCATTAGTAAATACTACACCATTGGGTGAGGTGTATGTTTTTTTACCTATAATAGTATCAATGTCCAATATATCAGTGTAGTTGCTTTCGATAAGCTTGATCACACCTACCTGCAGGGGATTAGTTCCGTCTTGATAATATAGCGTATCTAGTAGGGAACTTAGATAAGGTATAATAGTGATAAGCCCTGCGGGGCTTCGATAAAAGTTTCTTCCTATATATGTAGTACCAGATGTTGCAGTTATCTTTTCATTAACGGGAATACCACTAGTGGGTATCAAAATAATAATAGGATCTGTTGGAGTAGGACCTAGTGTATATGTAATTTGATAAAAGTAAGTACTTGCACTTACGTCACCATAAAACATAACCGTTTTACCTTCAAGTGAAGTTAATCCATCGATGTTACCAATTTCACTTAACAACTTACCATTAATCTGATCATATGGCACATCGGATACAACATCAACTAAATTATTTCCCGGGAAGATATACTGATCTTGCGCGTCTTTATAAGGTACTTCAAAAGTTACTAATCCAACATTAGCCCCATTATTTGTTACACCAAATACATCTCGTGTTTGCATATTGGGTTGAGCGGGGTCATAACCGGTAACTCCCGGTTGACCTTGAATCCAAAATTGAGTAGCTTGGCTAACTTGAAAAGTGTAGGTGCCGCCACGCAGTAAAGTAATACTTGGGTTAATAGATCCAACTGGATTGGTGTCACTAGTTATTTCATAACCATTTGGCAAACTAGTAACTACATATGCACCGCTATTATATACTGTATTAGTTGAAACAGTAACTGCTGGAAATGAGGTGTCGCTTATCCAATAGTATTGTGTATAGTTAATAAGTGGATCTAGATTAGTAAATGAGTCCCATGAATAAAATTGACTATTAAACAATCTATCATTATTATTGGTAACACCACCTGCTAGCTTTAGTGCATCTACTATACCTGGATAGCTAATAAAGTCTTGTGCGGTTGAAGTATCTTTTTTAGTAAAAACTACGCCAGGCTCTAACTGATAGTCTGTTCTTGTCTTAGTAGGTTCGACAACATAATAATCTTTAGCATTAATTCCATACCCAAATTTACTACCAACATACCCCTCTATCTTCATCGTATTGGGCTGATCAACTATTTGATCTAGTGTAGCTCCCAAAAATTGTGAATTGGTAGGAGTTCTAAATATGTCTGGTAAAAAATTCAGTGTGCGGATTCTAGTTGCCATCTTAACTCTCTAAAAAATATTATCTATTAGTACTTATCTGTAGCTGAGCCGGGGTCAATGCAGCAATAACGATTACATCGTTAGCATTTGCACCATTAACGAAAATTTCATATGGAGCTGATTTTATCTCATATAAGTCTCCAAACGACATTGTAGGATCATTTGGCACCAATACTACTGAGCTAACTAGTTCACCGCAGGTAGTATGTAAGTACCCACTTAGTTCAGAGAAATAAAATGTGTCCCCAAAATTCCAATTATTAATTGAGAAATAGTCATTCATAGCAGATAATATCGCACTACGAATTTCACTATCGCTTGCACTGGTGTTTAGAGCCTTAATAACTTTAACTGTTCCTTGCAATTGAGCCTCAGCCTTTGTTCCAAATAGTGGCTGAAAGTATACACTATTTAATATAAGACTATCAGTCAACATTTTATAATCGTCTAGCTGACCATATGCTTGCTGTAGTTCATTGATAGTTGGTCTTGATGGCTCAGGTACAGTACCTGTAGTATCTTGTAACCAATTTGTATAACTAGTATAATATGCTTGTGTTACCAAATACAAATCAATAATGTTGGTAGTAGCAGGGTCAATTCTAGTAGTATTATTACTATTATGACGATATTGAAATTGTAACCCTTGACGACCAGGTCTCATTAAATATTGAGGCTGCGCTATTAATATATAATATGGGGTTGTTACTGTAGGATCTTGTACGGTAACATAGAATACATTATATAGCCCATTCGAATCAGTCTCACCGTAAGCATAAAACAGTTGTCCCAATGGGTAGTCATATTTAACTACTTCAATCGCTGATTGTGTTGGATACTGATAAGCTACATCATCTGTGGGTATTAATTGATATCTAGATAAATTTACTGGGTCCTGTATCAATTCAAAGAAAGTGTAGATTCCAATATTACTAGATCCTGTAACATACCCTGTTACCGTGGTAAAGAAATCAGGATCAGTAACTACTGTTCTATCATTAACATCAATACTTGCTACTTGAACTTCAAAATCATTTACATATCCATCGCTTTCTACTGTTTGTCCAATTACGGTTACTGGGACAGGAGTTGTTAGAGGATAATTAGAACTAGGCTGAGTATTTGTTTCTAGTACTTTTACATAGTCTGCTAACACTTTACCAGTAAAAGGATCATAAATTACTTGTCCATTTTCAAATGTAAATCTAGTATCCGCTACGCTACCAAAGTAATATCTAATTGAGCGATATGAGATTTGATATCTGCCGGCTCCTTGACTCAAGAAATTCACGAACCATCCAGGTGTATTATAAGTGTCTATACTCCATCGAATTTGATTAATTGTTAGTGAGTTATTAAAAAGTAGCGAGAAACTTTGATTCAATTCCATTTTAGTTATCGCTTCTGCGATAACAACATCTGGTAATACGTTGGTAAATACTGGTATTACAACTGTAATGACAGCGCCTCCTGGTACAAATCCATTTAATGTTACAGGGCCTGTACCATTTGCAAAGTTACCTTCACCATAGTTATAACCATTACCGTCTACAATAAGAACAGTAGTCCAATAATATGTTATATCGGATGTTGTTGGTATTCCAGAAATCAATCTATGATTTTGATCAAAATAGTAACCTAATGGAGCGGTTACTTTGATTAGTGCGCCCTTAGTAATATACTTTGCATTATAACTTGAGAATGTACCTATAGGGATAGGCACTTGACCAGTCCCAAACACCTGATTATAAAAATAACCAGTAATACTATTGGTATCTACAGTGCTAGTATTCCAATATACTATACCATCGCCCGAAGCCTGATTCAAATTATATCTTGGGTAATTTTGAAGATAATACTGTTTAGCTCGGTTATCTGATAGTGCGAGTAAAATTTTGTCTGTTAAAACAGCAATAATTTCATTTACATTATTAACAGTAGCTATGATACCACCGTTTGAACCATCTTGATAAAGCGCGCCATCATTTGCAAATGAATTTGTGCTGCTGTATTTGCCAGTTGGGTCTAATAAGTCTAAGTTTTTTGAAACTCCTACTGAACTACGATTTATTGCTTTACTTTTTATAATTGAACTGTATAGAGTATATGGAAAATTATTATAATCTTCACCATTGACCATACGGTTCTGTGTATAGTAACGAGCAGGTGCTCGCAGCTTGATTTCAGCTAATGATTCTCTAGCTAATGCTGTGGTTACGGGAAGTTGTAGTTCTAGTCCAATCGTCAGAGATTCTGTTCTACCTGTTCTGCTAATATAACTAATTGTTACCGAAATACCCTGCATTTCTGTTGGATCGATTGTATAAGTAAGCGCATTTCCCGCACGAACATAAGCACGATAAGGACCAACTGGGATTTCTGAGAATACACCGTCACCAAATGCATAAGCAACTTGGTCGTTAAATCTTGAAATAACAGAAAATATTTTCTTATAACTAGATTCTGTTTGTAGTTGAGCATTTGCATATACACTAGCTACTTCTTTCCAAAATAGTTGAGTGCCATTATTAGCACTTAATTGATATAACCAAGTATCGGTGTTATTAATACCTTGAATGTTTCCAATCTCTACTACTTGATTTGATATCTGTTGGGGTAAATTAAAATCATAATTAGTTAGTGTGCCCTGCTTAAAGTAAAAGAAGAATCCTGTATTGGGGCTACCATAACCCAACTTATCATTACGATATACCATGTTAAATCTTCCTGATGGGGCAGGTGGTATTTCATATACATAATCTTCATCGACACTGGTTACACTTACAAGTTCAAAATTCATATTAATACCGTCTACTTGTGATGTAAATGGTATAACGGGCAAGTTACCTGGAGGTATACTAAGTGTATATTCGTCTGTTTTAATGCCTAGAATAGTCTGACTATTTCCTGGACGACCAACTCGTTGCACATTAATCAGTGCTGCATTAATGATAGTATTAAATTGTTCTAACCAGTTAACATTAACTGGATCATTCCAAAGTACGGGTAAGTTACTTAAATTATACCCATTCATATCAGTAAGATTTTCTGTAGTTTGTATAGTATTGACTTTTATATAGCCCTGTCCTGCTATGTTTCTTTTTGGGTTATAGCTAACTAAGTTTGCTAATTTGATAACGCTGTCTCTACGCTCTGCGGTATCAATAAAGTTTTCGCGGGCGTTAAGATCGTTACGAAACGCAAGACCTTGGCCCATGAACGCCATAACATCTAGTAGTGCAATGAATTCACTACTTTCAATATAGTCATTGAAAGTTTCAGGGTAGTAGGTGCGTAGATAGTCTATGAAACTTTTTCTAAGAGTCTCATAGTCATAGCTTTTGAAGTCAGCTTGACGAAAGGTCTGATATATTGCCTTCCAATCGTTTACGCCAAATAATGATGATTGTCGTGAGGAGGTTGCCATGTGTATTCTCTTTTATGTATTTATCATACCTAAAAGCACTACTTTTATTGTAATGTTGCGGTATTTGTAGCGTTATCAAAGAACACTGCTAGCAATTGTGGATCATTAAATGGAGCTATAGCTAACTCCATTTCAATCAATATACCATTTTCCTGAACATAACTGTTTACGGAGTTTACGATTAGTCTAGGATCTTGAGCGGCTACTCGCTGAATTTCAGTTTGTAATTGTAATTTTGTGTCAGTGGTGTTAGGTTCAAATATAAATGACCAAAGAGTAGTACCATATGCGGGATTTCCTACTTTTTGCCCTTGAGGTATATTAAGTGCGTTAACAAAGTCTTGCAGTACTAGCGGTTGGTCTAGTAAGCGATATTTTTTACCAATATTAATTGATTTAACTGTCCCACCCGTACCTCCATCTACGCCCGCATTAAGATCAGTTGAGCGGGGTTGATTAGCATTAATAGTTGAAAATCCAATGTATGTAGACATGATTATATTTATGCTAAGTTGTTTATGTGATTAGGCGATTGAGTCTGTTGAGCCAGGTGCTAATTTAGCCAAATTATTTATAATTTCTTCTGGTTTTGGTGCAGTAGGCGATTTATCATAATTTGGAGGGGGTATCACTGGGTTATCTAATTGTGCTTTCGTTTGTGCGTCTAATGATGTGCGAGTACCATCAGTATTAGTAGCCACTGTTGCCATTTTAACTGATGATGCACCCCCTGAACTAAACGAACTAAGTAATGCGTCAACTTTCGCTATTGCTCTTGCAGGTAATCCTGCTTGAGATAAACTAGATAAACCCTTACCTGTAGTTAAATTTTCAAAAGCGGATCCCACATTCTTTGCAGCAATT